GTGGTGGTGCCTGTGTCTTCGCAGGGGTTGTGGTCTCAGCGGAGGGTGTTTGATTCTAAGAGGGGGTTTGAGGTGGATGTGTTTGAGTGTCCTAAAGGTGCGTTGCGGAGTTTTGAGGAGTTTCTAGCATGGCTGTAGATCCGGTGATTGTGGTTGGTGGGGCTCGGGTTTTCGCTGGGGATTGCCGCGAAGCTCTAAAGCATTTACCTGATAACAGTGTGGATTCTGTGGTGACTGACCCACCGTATGAGTTGGGGTTTATGGGGAAGTCTTGGGACAGCTCCGGGATTGCTTACGATCCTGCGGTGTGGGCTGAGTGTTTGCGAGTGTTGAAGCCTGGCGGTCATATTTTGGCGTTTGGTGGGTCGCGGACTTGGCATAGGTTGGCGGTTGCTGTGGAGGATGCTGGGTTTGAGTTGCGTGATTCTATTGCTTGGATTTATGGGTCGGGGTTTCCGAAGTCACTTGACATTTCAAAGGCTATAGAGAAGAAAGCCGGTGTTGAGCCGGTAGGTTCTATTGAGAATGAGGGTGGCGGTTTCTATGGTGAAAACTCCGGGTGGAACCCTACGCCTAGACAGCTGATTATGCCGGAAACGCAAACTGAGGAGGGCAAACAGTGGGAGGGGTGGGGTACTGCGTTGAAGCCTGCGTTTGAGCCTGTGGTGGTGGGGCGGAAACCGTTTGGGAAGGGTGTGACGGTTGCGGAGAATGTTCTTGCGTGGGGTGTGGGTGGGTTGAACATTGACGGCAGCAGGATTGGCAGTTTCAATGATGGCGCGGCTAGGTCAAATACGCCTGGTTCTGGTCGCATGAAAAGTGGCGAAACACCTATTGGCACATTTCAGAGGTCTAATCCTTCGGGCGCTTTGAACGAGAATCAGGGTCGTTGGCCTGCGAATGTGATTCTTGATGAGGTGACGGCTGGGTTGCTGGATGAACAATCAGGGGTCAGCAAAAGCGCTGATGGGGGTGGCACACGTAAAACTGCGCTTGGTCGCATGAATGATGACGGATGGCAACCGAAGGAAACAGAGATGCCTGGTTATGGGGATTCTGGTGGGGCTTCCCGGTTTTTTTATGTGGCGAAGGCTTCTAAGCGTGACCGGAATGAGGGGTTGGAGGATCTGCAAGCTGTAAGGCACGCAGATCGCGTTGTTGACGATGGCCCTGGCGGTGAAAACCCGAGGAACCGAACTAACCAGGCTAAACAAAACTTCCATCCCACAGTGAAACCAACAGCCCTAATGCGCTACCTAATCAAACTGGTCACTCCCGAGGGCGGTGTTGTGTTGGATCCGTTCACGGGTTCGGGCTCTACGGGTAAGGCGGCTTTGCTTGACGGGTTCCAGTTTGTGGGCGTAGAGTTGACGGAAGAATATCTGCCGATTATTGAGGGCAGGTTGCGGTGGGCCAGCGAGCGGAGGGACACTGATGACACTCTATTCTGACAACCTTTGGGCTGATGAGCTTGGCATAGATCTAGATGAGCTTGCTCATGAGCACCCTAGTCACCCGGACCAGCTCCGGCTGAAGCGGATCATCACTAAGAAGGCGGAGAACTATTGGGCTAGGGAGCGTTTCCTTGCACGCCTTGAATATAGTTCCAAAGCTATAACTGAAGACACCCCTGCTGAACCGGTGAAGCCTCGGAAGAAACGCGCTAAAGTGGGGCGCTATGACTTCACAGAAACACAGTTGCAGATTGCTCGGGCTGTCCTAGATGCCCACAATCCATTGTGAGCGCTGCGGTTTTGAATGGGAACTCAGTGGCAGTAGACAGAAAACTATTCTTTGCGCTTCTTGCAGGGCTAAGAAGGTGCAGACAGTTCACACCAAGAAGGGGAAGTGCCTGCCTTGGCATGGAAACTTTCTTGCGGATGACATCACACCATGTGATGATGAGGGGAGGGCTGTGATGCCTGGTGTCAGGCGTTGCGGTCACAATGATTGTACGAATCCAAGTCATATAGAGAGGGAAAGCAATGATCAAGAATGAGGCTCAGGTTGAGTTGACTGGCTGGTTGAATGATGTCAAAGAGTTCGACTGGGGGACCGCGTTGAAGGTTTCCATTGATGTTCGCAAGAAGAACCATCAGGGCGAGTGGGAGACGGTGGATAAGACCACCTATGACATCACAACTGATGGCAGGACAGCTTTGGAGGGTGTGAAGCAGGTGACGGTGAAAGGCCGCATCACTGGGACCAGCACTTTTCAGAAGCGTGACGGATCTACAGGCGCTGCTATCAAGGTGCGTGCTGAGAGTGTGACGGTTGCTTCTGACAAGGTGAATGAGGCCGCGATTATGGAGACTTGGCCTACCGCGAAGATGGGTCCGGCTGTTGATGAGAGCGCGCCTTTCTGATGCGCTGGTCTGGTGCCTTGATTCTCAGCTTGCTCGCTGTGCTCTACTTTCTGCTTTCGCAGAACGCTGACGGCCTGCTTGCAGGTTTCGGTTATGCATGCGCAGCGCTGCTGTTGATTTTGGCATTACTGAACTTGATTAGACCACGCAAGTAGACTGGTTAGGTGAGCCTAACTTTTGAAGTATTTGGCAGACCTGCACCACAGGGGTCCAAGCGCTTCATAGGACACTCACCTAAGCAGGGTGGCCGCTTCATTGAGGCTTCCAAGTATCTGCCAGCGTGGAGGAAGGCTGTCACTGATGCCGCTTCTGAGGCAATTCTGGATGAGATGCACTCACCACTTCAGGGGCCGGTGGAGCTAGAGGTGATGTTCTTTCTGGAGAGGCCGGCAACGATTAGTGTGAAGCAGCGCCCTTGGCCTATCAAACCGCCGGACATTGACAAGCTTGTCAGGGGTGTCTGTGATGCTTTGACTGATGCCGGGGTTTGGGATGATGATGGCCAGGTGGTGAAGGTGACAGCGTGGAAGTGTTACGCGGATACGCGAGAGCCTGGAGCTGACATCAAAATAACCCCACTATTTGAGTCTTTGGGGTTAGACTTGCCCTAGTCTCAATGAAAGGTGGAATGTTTCATGCTTGAGGATCTACAACCAATAGACAGGGTTTTCCCTTGCGCTGTCAGGACCATGTGGGAATCCTTTGAACCGAACGACCAGGCAATCTTTCTCAAAGCAATTCAAGACTTGGATGCTTGGTCGAATAAGGGTTTGGAGCGAGCTTTGAAGGCTCGCGGTCTCAGCTTGAGCGAGACACCGATTCGGAAGCACCGGGTGGGCAAGTGTTCTTGTCCGGTAGGGTGGCCGAATGCTTGAGGATCTAGAACCAGCACGCAAAATCCCAGCGCCAAAGGACTTTAGGCCCGGCCTGGAGTTTGACGGCAATGAGGGGACAGCGACCACTGAGGGTCTGCCGGAGGCACCTAACTTTGATGAGTTCCTTGCTGAGCGCGGTTACTCCCCTGATGAGTATGAGATTGTCGGCACCCCACGCACTTCTCAATGGCAACGGTGGGATGGGCAGTGGTTGACTGCTTACCGGTTCCACTTCCGGCGTAAGGTCACAGACTTCGACCTACCGACTCTGTACGCAGAGGCTAAGAAGACAACACCTAAGCCTGTCAGGAAGCGTAAGAACCAGCGGACCTATGTGATATGCCCTGCCGATTATCAGATTGGCAAGTTCGGCAGCCGCGGCGGACACCTTGAGTCCATCCAGAGAATCCAAGCTTCCTATGCTCGCATTGAGGAGAAGCTGAAAGCCGGAAACTACGACCACATTGTCATCCTGGACATGGGGGACATTGTGGAAGGGATTAGTAATAAGGCCGACATGGAGCAGGCAATCATGTCAACGCTGTCACCTATGCAACAGACTGATGTGGCAGCAGCTCTTATTTGGGATCTAATCAAGATTGCAAGCAAGTATGCACCGGTCACTTACGGTTCTGTGGCTTCGAATCATTGCCAGTACCGGGTGCAGAAGCAACATGTTGGCAGGCCTGGCGTGGATGACTGGGGCATTGTGATTCTTCAGCAGGTGAGAAGGCTCGCTACCGAGGTGGGTTTGCCTGTGGAGCGCTGGCTGGTCCCACAACATCATGATGAGGGTTTCGCTTTCGATGTGTTCGGGGATGGCTCACACATCCTTGGCGCGATCCATGGACACCAGGTGCAGAGACCGGATGCCTTCCAAAGCTTCTGGACTAAAGCAGTCTTCAATGACACCTATCTTGCAGCTGCAACCCTCATGGTCACAGGCCATTTTCATCACCACAGAACAGAACAATTCTCGGGAAGCCAGGGCCGGGAACGCTGGTGGGTTCAGGCGAGCACCATGGATAACGGATCTGATTGGTTTACCAGGATGAATGGTGGCGGTGGGGACTCCACCACTGCTGTAACCTGCTTTGAGCTTGTCAAGGGTGAACCCTTCAGGGGAAAGATTGACCTGTTATGAGCGAGGAGCAAGACTTTCTTAGGGTAATCAAGTCCCTCTATTCTTCGGACCTGCCACCGGTTGAGGTTGTGACCGACAAGTTCAGGGCTGTGGCTAAGAACTTCTTTAGCCTGCCTATTGCTTTGCTGATGGAGTTGAAGGCTGCACAGCTTCGGGAGGATGGTTCAGACATCCTGCTCCTGTTTGATGCAGCAGAGCTCGCCTTTGAAGAGGATGACTTTGAGAAGATGAAAGACCTGACCATCCGCGACTTCCTGAATGTGATTCACTCCTGGGTGAACTTTGACAGGGCTTTGGGGTGAAAAGTGCGCCTAACCCACTTCTATCATGTCTTTGCTGATGGGGACTGGCTTACACCTGCCACAGAGCATATTGAAGAGCTGGCCTTATCAGGTTTGATTGATAACCTTGACGATCTATTCCTAGGGGTTGTGGGTTCACCGGAGAACCGGGAGAAGGTGAAGAGGGAGCTTCCTGGTGTGTGTGTTGCGGAGTGCGCAACAGGGTGGGAGCAAGTGACCTTGCAGAAGGTCCATGAGTTTGCGCAGCAGGATGATGGCGCTATCTTCTACGCCCACACCAAAGGTGCCTTCTCCCAGAGCGAACTGGCAAGACAATGGAGGGTGTCCATGACTCATGACACTGTGACACGCTGGCAGGAGTGCGTGACCGCGTTGCAGGTTGTGGAGGCCGCCGGACCTTACTGGTTGAAGTCTTGGGAGCCGGAGCATGTAGATCATGACTTCTTCTTTGCCGGAAACTTTTGGTGGGCTCGCTCAGACTATGTGCGAACACTTGACCCGATGGGCGTGGAGAACCGCTATCAGGCTGAGGGGTGGATAGGGTTGAAGCAACCGACTGTGAAGAACATGCGTGACGGCTACTCATTCTGGGGGAACTTTTGGCAACCACACTCATAACAGCGCTTTACGGCGACTTTGAACCGTTGCGACATTTGCCAGAGCACCATGGCTTTGATGATGCTGTCTGTTTCACTGATGACCCGGAGCTGAAGGCTGACGGCTGGCGCATGGTTCTGATGCCAAGCGAGCAACATCCGAGACTGGCTGCTAAAGCTCCCAAGATGTTGCCTTTCGACTTTGTGAAGTCAGAGATAGCTGTGTGGATTGATGCAGCCTTTGAGATCACTGGTGAAGGTTTCCGCGAGTTCTGTGAGCAAGCGCTTGGCGATAAGGACTTGGTGGTGTGGGAGCACCCAGACTTGTGGCATAGATCCTGCCTATATGAGGAGGCTGCGTTCTGTCAGGACTGGCCTAAGTATTCTGACTGGCCGATACGCGAGCAGACAGCGCATTACAGGGCTGAGGGTATGCCGGAGAAGTTTGGTCTGTGGGCTTGCGGTGCGATTGTGTGGCGCAACAGTGACAAGGCTAGGAGCTTTGGCCACGCTTGGCATGAGGAGAACCTACGCTGGTCCATCCAAGACCAGGTTTCTTTCCCTTACCTTGTCTGGAAGCTGAAGCCTAACTTTGGTGTGTTTCCTAGCAGGGAGTTTCACAATCCTTACCTGACCTGGTGGAAGCATCCTAAAGATGTTTGAGCGTATAACAGGGGAGCAACTCCCGGAGCAGACCGGACATGTGTATCGGTATGAGTTAGCTGCTGGCTGGATGAAACCCGGTGACAAGGTGCTAGATGTTGCTTGCGGTGTAGGTTACGGTGCCAAGCTAATCGCAGACAAGGTGAGTGTTGACTATGTTGGCGTTGACAAGATAACCCCAGACCCCGAGTTCATTAGCTTCGGCAAGTTCCAGTCCGGTGTAGATCTCATGACTTGGCAACCGAAGAACCAGTTTGATGTTGCTGTCTGCTTCGAAACCTTAGAGCATATGGAAGACCCAGCACATCTTGTGTCAGTGCTGAAGCAAACTAAACGCATCATCCTGGTATCAGTACCGACAAGACCCACCAAACACTTCAACCCCTATCACCTGCATGACTTCACAGTTGATGACATCCTCACCATGTTCGACAATGTAGAACTTCTACACCTGGAAGACCAGCCAGAAGAACTCTCACACATCTTCGTCTTTGGAGGACTGAATGATTCCTAACCTGATAGTCCCTGTCCTGAACCGTTACGATCTACTGCAACGACTCCTGAACAGCCTTGACCACCCCATCAAACACTTGCTCATCATTGACAACGGCGCAGCCTATGTGGAGCAGGACCAAGAGCTGAACATCCCAGAGTGTGTGGAACAGACCACCTATCTGCCTATGCCATCAAACCTGGGTGTGGCCGCCTCATGGAATTTGGGAATCAAACTCTTCCCCATGGACACTCATTGGACCTTCGCCTCTAATGACATGTTCTTCGAACCAGGAGAACTTCAGAAGCTTGCAACAGCTGAACATGATGAGCTGACACTCATGTCTGACTTCCCCTACTTCCATGCTTTCTCTATTGGTGAAGAGGTTGTGCAAAGGGTAGGGCTTATGGATGAAGCGTTTACACCTGCCTACTTTGAGGACACAGACTTTGTGCGCCGGTGCGAGTATCACAATGTGGCGATCACTTACCTTGATGTCAAAACGCAGCATGACAACTCATCCACCATCAAGTCAGACAGCTCCTACAGATTCCGCAACACAGCGACATTCCAAAGGAATCAGAGATGGTTCGACAGGAAACAGCGTGAGGGTGACTACTCTCAGGGAGGCTGGGACTTGGGCATGCGCAGAGAGAACGACTGGAGCAAGTAATGTTCAACAAACCTTGCATTGAGTGTGGTGTCCTGTCACGCGCTGCCACCTGTAGATCCTGCCACCTGAAGAAGGAGCAGGCTCGCAATAGAATCCGCGACAACGACCCAGCAAGGAAACAAAAGAAAGCAACCCTATACGACAGCACATATAGGAAGAAGGCAATGCTTTTGAAAACCAGGGGGGGCACCTGCTACCTGTGCGGCAGGGTGGTGCCACCTGGAACAGGACAAGCAGATCATGTGTACCCATCAGATCCGACATCACCCTTAGCTATCACTCATGCGTTCTGCAATCAGAGCAAGGGAAACAAAACCATCCCACCCCGGTAGGGGGAGGAGGGGGAGGGGGCAGGCCACCCACACCGCAACGGTACACAACCCACCCCCCACCACCCGGTGGCATAACAAAACATTCGAACAAATGTGCGACACACATACCAGCAACAACGCCAGCCACCCTGCCGGCATTACATAGGAGTGGGGTCAATGGCTCTACACTTAGCACTCAGCACCCCGTAGCCACCTCTTTGCAGGCATCCGCATTTCAAAGGTTTGGGGTACTCTAGGGGGTATGCCTAATCCTGCGAAGCCGATTGAGTTGAAACGAAAGCTTGGGAACCCCGGCAAGAGGGCCATGCCTGGTGAGGGTGAGCTGATGACGATTGAGGGTGGGTTCCGGGAACCGTTGAGGCCTTTGGGTTCGGCTGGTCAGCAGTTGTGGGATGAGATCTACATGGTGGGCGGTATGTGGATTAGTCCGCAGAGTGACACGCAGCTGTTGCAGATGGTGTGCGAGCTTTTGGACCGGCGCGAGATTCTGCGTGAGGAGTTTCTTGCGGACCCTACTGAGCGCAAGGTGAACATGAGTCTGTTAGAGACTGAGAAGTTGATTCAGACTTCGTTGTCGTTGCTTGGGTTTACGCCTTCGGATAGGTCGCGCCTTGGCCTGGCTCAGGTGAAGGCTAAGTCTAAGCTGGAGGAGCTCATGGATCGTAGGGCTAATCGGGTTGAGGAGTTTGAGGATGGAGCAGTCTAGCTGGCCGCCTCGCTGGTTGACTCCTGTTCCTGAGAAGGCGATTGAGACAGGGCGCAGGATGGAACCTGTGACCACCTTTGCTGAGGCTTACGGTTTGATTACTAAGGACTCGGTGGCCGGGCGTTCGGGTGAGCCTCTGCGTTTGCGCCCTTGGCAGGTGTCGCTTTTGGAGCACATGTTTGCTTATGAGAATGGCGGTTATCGGCACCAGTCTCAGCTTGTGTTGATGCCTCGCAAGAACGGTAAGTCCGCTATTGGTTCTGTCATTGCTGTTTACGGTTTGATTGTGGGACCAAAGGGCGCTGAGGTTTACTCTGTCGCTGCGGAAAAGGAGCAGGCGAGGATTGTCTTTAGTGATGCTAAGCGCATGATTGAGGCAAGCCCAGAGCTGTCTTCAATAACGAAACTTTACCGGGATGCGATTGAGCTTCCGAAGCTGGGTTCTGTCTATCGGGTTGTGTCGGCTGAGGCTTACTCCAAAGAAGGTCTGTCACCAACTATGACGGTGATGGATGAGCTCCACGCTCAGAAGAACAGAGATCTCTATGACACTTTCTCTCTAGCTATGGGTGCGCGTGGCAAGCTCTCCACTTTGATTGCAATCAGTACCGCTGGTGTGCGCATGGATTCGACTGGGCGAGACTCAATCTGTTTCAGTCTTTACCAATACGGCCAGAAGGTTGCACGCGGTGAAGTTGATGATCCGAGCTTCTTCATGGCAGCGTGGGAGGCACCGGAGGAGTCAGATCATAGAAAGCCGGAGACTTGGGCTATAGCTAACCCTGGCTTTGGGGATCTAAACGCTGTCTCGGATTTTGAGTCAGCTGTGAGGCGAACACCGGAAGCAGAGTTCAGGACTAAGCGCTGCAACCAGTGGGTCAGCTCGCAGACTTCCTGGTTGCCTTCGGGAGCTTGGGAGGCTTGTGAGGAAGAGTTTGAAGTGTCACCTGATGATGAGATTGTCCTAGGGTTTGACGGCTCGTTCTCCGGGGATGCCTCAGTGATTGTGGGAGCTGTTGTGCCGAAGGATGACGAGCCTGTCAAAGTGTTCCTGGTGAAGGCGTGGGAGAAAGACTTGAACCTGCATGATGATGATTGGCGCGTGGATATTGCTGAGGTGGAGCAGACTGTTCTGGACTTCTGCCAAGCTCACCCTAAAGTGCGTGAGGTGGCTTGTGACCCTTTCCGCTGGCAGAGATCTATGCAGGCTTTGGAGGAGAAGGGTGTGCCTATTGTGGAGTGGCCTTCAACCAGCGCAAGGCGTATGGTGCCAGCCTGTGCCAAAGTCTTTGATGCTGTGATGGAGTCCAGGCTGATCCATGACGGTAATCCCTTGCTGGCGCGACACCTGAGCAACGCGGTGACAAAGATTGACAACCTTGGGCCGCGTATTGTGAAAGACTCTAGGAACAGCCCAAGAAAGATTGACGGCGCTGTAGCAATGGTGCTGGCTGTAGATAGAGCACTGACAGGCGCTAAACTAGAACCAGTGCCACAATTCTTTGGATAGGTGATGATGTCTAACATTCTTCAGATTACTGGTGCAGTGGCTATTACAGCAGGCGCGGTCCTTTTCAGTCTCCCTATGGGGTTGATTGTGGCAGGCGCTTTCATGGTTCTAATCGGATTAGCTTTGGGGCGATAAGTGGTATTCAACAAACTTTGGGAAGACCGGGCAGTTAGTTTTCAGACCATCTTTGAGACTGGTGATGACATTGTGTTCAGCAGTGTTGCTGGAACTTATGTCAATGAGGAGAACGCCTACCAGATTGCAGCTGTGTGGTCTGCTGTGTCGCTTATCAGTGACACTATTGGCACACTCCCGGTGGATGTTTTCTATCGCAACGGTGGCAACCGGGAACCTTTCCGCCCTAAGCCTTCATGGGTGGCACAGCCGGATGTGAACTTCCCTGGTCACAGCACCTTCTATAAGAGCGTGCTGGTTAGCCTTCTGATTGATGGCAACGCTTTTGTCAGGATTTTCAGCAACCCTCGCGGTGAAGTTGTGAACCTTGTGGTGTTGAATCCTCACCAGGTTGAGGTTTCTCGCAACGGTTTGGGCCGCCTCATGTTTACTGTTGTGGGTGAGGACAAGCCTCTGAGCTCTGAGGAAGTCATTTACATCCCAGACCTTTTGAAGCCTGGCACAATCCGCGGTGTGTCCAGAGTGACCGCCATGAAGGAGAACCTGGCTTTAGGTAAGAGCCTTGAGATGTATGCCGCTAACTTCTTCGGCAATTCGACCACGCTCCAGGGTGTCATTGAGTACCCTAACGCTTTGACTCAAGAGCAGGCAGAGTCGCTCCGCAACTCTTTCGACAACTCTCACAAGGGCTGGAGGAAGTCTGGGCGAACCGGCATCCTCTCCGGTGGTGCAACCTTCAAAGCAACCCAAGCGGATCCCGAGAAGTCGCAAGCGCTTGAGGCTCGCCGGATGGCTGTGGAAGATGTGGCACGCATCTGGCGCATCCCTTCGCACATGCTGAACCTGCCAGGCACCAATACCTATTCCAGCGTTGAGCAGAACATGCTTGCTTTTGTCACCCACACTTTGCGACCCTATGTGACTTTGCTGGAGGAATCCTTCACTCCTCTGATGGCTCGCTATCCTGGCGGCGCTGAGAGCTTCTTGCGCTTCAACATGAATGGGCTCCTGCGAGCCGATATTCAGGCCAGGTTCTCCGCTTACTCCACCGGCATCCAGTCCGGCTTCCTCACCATCAACGACATTCGGGGCTGGGAAGACCTGGAAGCTCAGGAAGGCGAAGCAGCCACACAGGTCCGCGTGCCTCTCGCTAATGTGAACTTGTCTGAGTCTGGTGTCCGCGCACAGCGTGAGAAGGTTCAGATGGTTAGGGATCTAGTCTTTGCCGGGTTCAGTCCTGCTGAGGCTATGGAGATGATTGGTCTGCCACCTGTTGCGCACACCGGTCTGCCTTCAGTGCAGTTGCAGGGTGTAGCACAGGTGGACCCTGAGAACCCGGACAGTGTTTACAAGGATGAGGTGCAGTAATGCCTTTACAACACAGACAGGTAACGCTTGGCACAGCTGCCACTGAGATTGTCGGCCATGACAACATGCCTCACCATGTAATCTTGCACAACATGATCAAGAGCAACAACAACTACATTTTCTATGGTGGTTCAGCTGTCAGCGCCACTAACGCGCCACACATAGATCCAGGCGAGACAATCCAGTTTGACTTGGGACCAGGTGACAGGCTGTTCGCTGTGTCAGACCCTGCTGGCCTTGTGGTGGGCGTTTTGGATATTAGGGAAAATGACTAATGGCTCCTTATTACATTGAGGAAGATAACCCCGGCTGCGCTGTGGGGGAATGGGCCACTGTGAAAGAGGATGGCGAGCTTATGGGATGCCACGCAACTAAAGAGGGTGCGATTGACCAGGGTGTTGCGATTGCCTTGTCTGAGGAGTCAACTTTTGAGGGTGAGCGTTCTGAGAAGCGCCTAGACTCTGGACCGCCTGCTGTGATTGTGGACATTGACGGCACCCTGATTGTGGATGGTATGCGCAATGAGCGCCTTTACAACTACCTGGAATCTTTTGATGACACTGAGATAATCATTGTGACTGGCCGCGCTGAGGAGCGCCGGGAAGAAACTGTGACTGAGCTTGATTCTTTGGGCATTGACTACGACCAGCTGATTATGCAGCCAAGCGTTGATACCATCACCCCGGACTTCAAGGAAGCTGTTGCTCGGAGACTTCTGGAAACCTACAATGTGATGGTTGCGGTTGATAACGATCCCGAGAACCGGGAGCGCTTCCGCGCTCTAGGCATCACAGCTTTGGCCACTGATGAAGTCCCTGATGTTCCTGATGAGGACCGAGCTGAGATTCGCCAGGTTGATTTGACACCACCGGCCTACATGAGGGCTTCTGCTCGTCGGGGTTTGCTGTGGCATGAGGCCGGATTGTCTGGGGATGGTTTACAGCCTGAGACTGTGCGTGAAGCTCGCGCCATGGCTGATGGTTCTGTCACAAGTGACAAGTGGGTGCGAATCCGCGCTTTCCTTGCAAGGCACATGGTGGACTTTGATGCACCAGCGGCCTCACCTACCAGTGATGAGTTCCCTAGCCCTGGTGTTGTCGCTATCGCTCTTTGGGGGGGTGGCACTTCTCGCCGGTCTGCGCAACGCGCTATGGACTACGCGGATGAGGTCATTGGTAGAATAGAAGCAGAGAATGAAGGCCGAGCTAAGGGGCAAGCATTGAGCAAGATGGAAACTCGCATCAACTCTTCCGAGTTTGAGGTGCGCGAAACCGAGCAGGGCATGACCTTTAGCGGTTACGCTGCTGTCTTCAATTCGGACAGTCAACCTTTGCCTTTCATTGAGCGCATTGCTCCTGGAGCTTTCCGGGGTTCTTTGCGCAACCGCAACGACATCAAACTGCTGTGGAACCATGACACAGGGCAGGTGCTCGGATCTACTCGCGCTGGAAACCTTCGCCTGACTGAAAATGAGCGAGGCCTATATGTTGAGGCCACCCTGCCACGCACAACTCTCGCCAATGATGTCCGCGAGCTTGTCTCCACAGGAATCGTTGATTCTATGAGCTTTGGGTTCACTGTGGCGCGTAACGGTGATGAATGGTCTTCTGACGGCTCTGTGCGCACTCTCAAGCGCATCAATCTCCATGAGGTGAGCATTGTGGCCTTCCCTGCCTACACAGCCACAGCAGGCTCCACAGCGGTCCGAGGTTTGGACAAGGTTGCTAAGCGTGCTGAGGTCGATGCTGATGAGCTCGCTGATGCTTTGCTGAAGATTGAGAACGGTGAGGACATCACTACCGCTGACCGCAACCTGATCACAACGGTCCTAGACAAGCTTGCACCTGTTGAGGAACCTGCACAGGTTGAGGGCTCCTTGGAGATGCTGGCTTTGAAGAAGAAGAAGCTTGAACTTTTGATGGGTCACTAATGGCCACCAAGCGTGAGATTGAGCAGGCCATCCTGACGGTTGCCGGGAACCCTGTCTCTGGTGTGATTAGAGACATGGCCGGAGCTTTCGCTGATGCCATTGTCGCTTTGGATGAGGATCCTGCTGACACACCAAAGAGGGTGAACCCTATTCAGGGGACAGTTCAGCAGAGAGAAAAAGAGACTCGCGTTCTTGGGGCTGTTGAACAGCGATAGCGAGTTTCTCCCTGGCTAGTTTCCCCTTTCGGCTGGCCAGGGTTTTCTCTTTTCTGTAATTTTGATTTGACATCTTGTGTGTATTGGTATACACTAAGAACATGAGCACAAAACAACAGGTCATCCTGAAGGCACAAAAAACTAATTGTGAGCTCCGAGTTGACCAAGATGAAGTTAGCCTTTATGCGCCTGAAGGATTCACTCTGGGTGAATATCACATAGTGAGTCAGATTGCCGAGCGCGGCTATTTGACAAAAGCAGACATCTACGATGAGCTCATCGATCTTATGGATGACCTGCGCAGATGCCCTTCTGATTGCACGCACTAAAGTTCGGTGAGCCTTACCGCGTAGAATAGAGACATCAGATTTGTGCGTTACCGCTGCTGAGAGCTGTTGAGTGTTACCACCGCAGCGCAATCAAACAAACACAAACCTATTGAAAGGACATTACATGTCTGAGTTCATCAAGACTCAGGAAGAAGTCCGCGCTAACCTGACCATGCAGATCCGTGAAGTTTTGGATTTGGCCGAGCAGGACAAGCGTGGGATCTCCCAGGCTGAGTTGGAAAAGATTGACCGTATTGAGGCTGACATCACTCGCGCTGACGAAGCGCTTGAGGTTGCACGCCGCAACGAAGAGCGTGCTGCTGAGGCTGCTGAGGCCGCTCGCGGTTTCGTTCCTTCTGCCGAGTCTCGCTCTGATGTAGAGATCTTCCGCGCCATGGCGCGTGGCGAGATCCGCGAGCACCACTTCGGCATCGAACAGCGCGACCTTCTTCCTTCGGTCAACACTGTTCCGGTTTCGTTCCTGGACCGCGTTTACAACCTGGCTCGCCTGGTTGGACCGTACCTTGAGACCTCTGAGGTCTTCACGCGGACTTCTGGTGAGGACCTGCGCATCCCTGTGATGACCGCTTACCCCACCGCTAGCGTGTCCGCAGCTGGTTCTGCCATCTCTGAATCGGAAGGCACTTATTCGTCTCTTCTGATCCAGATGTCAAAATCGGGCTTCATCAGCAAAATCGCTAACGAACTGCTGACGGATGCCGGATTCCCACTGGAGGCGAACCTCGCTGAACAGGCCGGCAACGCACTGGGTACGCAAGTTAACTCAGTTGTCCACGCAGCTGTTACGGCTGTTGCTGGTGTGGGTGGAACTGCTGGAACTGCCACCGCTATTACGGCGGATGAGCTGATTGACCTTCAGTTCAACGGTGTTGACGGACTGGTTCGCCAGCTCCCCGGCGCTGCTTACATGGTCAACAACTCCACCTTGGGCGCAATTCGCAAGCTCAAGACATCGGATGGAACATACATCTTGGATGTTGTCACTGGTGGTCCTTCGACCATCCTCGGCATCCCAGTAATTGTGAACCCGGCAGTCCAAAGCATCGCCAGCGGAAACAAGCCTGTGTTCTTCGGACACTGGCCTTCGGTGAAAATTAGCACCACAGGATTGTCTGTGGCTGTGTCTCAGGATGCATACTTCGCTAACGATGTCACTGGCTTCCGTTACACCTACCGTCTCGGAGCAGGTGTCGCTAACGGCAGCTCGCACCTTCGCGCGCTTTTGATGCCATAAGGCTGAAAAGCTAATAAGCAGAAACCCCTGCCGGTCCTAGTGACTGGTGGGGGTTTCCGCTATTGTGGGGGCATGGCTATAGAGAAACTCAAGGGCGTTGTGTCTGTTGCATCAAACTCGCCAGGATTGCCCACTGGCTACTCGGTTCAAGTAAGCATGCTGGTGGAGCGTATGAAACGCCATGGCTTGCATGTTGGTGTGATGTCTAACTTTGGCACTGAGGGCTACATTGGCAAACACCGGACCAAGCATGGTGACATTCCGGTTTACCCCAAAGGGTTCAAACCTTACTCTGATGATGTTATGAGCCTGTGGCATGAACATCACCGCAGAGGCCATGAGGATCTGCCTCACTTCATGATGACCCTCTACGATGTGTGGGTTTACAACGACCTGCAAACCGATGTCCCCATCTATTCTTGGGTTCCTTTAGATCATGTGACTTTCCCTCCTTTGGTGAAACGGTTTCTGGAGCGCGAGAATGTGACTCCGATTGCTATGGCACCGCATGGTCAGAGACAGTTGGCGGCGATTGGTATGGAGGCTGACTATATTCCTCACGCTGTTGACACTAAAGTGTTCAAGCCGAGCAAACTGTTCCGGGGTGTTGACACTCGGGAGTTCATGGGCATTGATAAGGATAAGTTTCTGGTGACAGCTGTCTTAGCAAATAAGGCAAATAACATAGTCCACAGAAAAGGTTTTGCGGAGCTCTTCCTTGCCTTCGGTATCTTCCACAAGGACCACCCTGACTCTCACTTGTATATTCACGCCGATGTTCTCCCAGCTGTCGGAGGGTTCCACCTTGGCATGTTGATGAAGTCTTGCGGTGTTCCCGAGACAGCTGTCACTTTCGCAAACAGGGATGAGTTGCGCACTGGTTACAGTGATGCTGAGATGGCCGCAATCTATACGGCTTCAGATGTGGTCTGGATGGCAACCTATGGGGAAGGGTTTGGCGTTCCTATCATTGAGAGCGCCGCCTGCGGTGTGCGTTCGATAGCTTCCGACTGGGCGGCCACAGCAGACCTGATGAGCCCGGACAGTTTCCCTGTAATGGGACAGCCTTTCTGGGATGAGCCACAAAAAGCTTTCTTCCAGATACCGGTCCTGGCATCCTTGGTGGAAGCCCTTGACAAGGCATACAACGCCGATAGAGGCACTTCCACAGTTGCCATGGAGTTCGCATCACAGTTCGATGTTGAGAAGGTCTGGGAGGACCACTGGCTGCCTTTCTTCCGCAAGGCTCTTTCTCAGTAGTGTGAGTGGGCTCTGGCGCTAAACTAGAGTCTGGAGGCTTTCTATGGCAATTAGTAATGGGTACGCCACACTCGCTGATGTGAAGGCGGCGCTACGAATCCCAAGCGCTGACACTGTTGATGACTCTCTTCTTGAGATCAGCATTGAGGCAGCATCAAGGCAGATTGATGGATTCTGTGAGCGTGTGTTCACTCAGTCCACTGCGACCAGGATTTACAGGCCGACTGATGTGTTCACTGTGGACATTGATGACCTGCAATCTTTGACTTTTCTGAAGACTGACAGTGATGGTTCTGGCGTGTTTTCGACAACCTGGTCAGCAACGGATTACCAGCTGAACCCTCTCAACGGTATCTCTGGTGGAATCCGCTCCCCTTACACACAGATTAGGGCTGTAGGCCAGTACCTTTTCCCCATCTATGAGCCACAGAATGTGAACTCTAATGAAGCGAGCGTGCAGATTCAGGGAGTGTGGGGTTTCGCCACTATTCCTACAGCAATCAAGCAGGCCACAATAATTCTCTCTATGCGCCAGTTCAAGCGTTACGACTCCCCCACCGGTGTCATGGGCTTCGGAGATTTGGGTGTCATGCGTGTCGGCGCTGTGGATCCCGATATTCAAGCCTTGCTCATGCCCTTCCGAAGGATGTTCCTAGCGTGAGCATCACAGACATTAGGGATGGTATTGCTACTAACCTGGCAACTATCCCCGGCTTGCGCACTAGCGCGGAGCTCCCAGACCAGCCAAACCCACCTATCGCTGTGGTGCAGCTGAACAATGTCACTTATGATCAGGCGTTCCAGAACGGCCTGGTCCTTTACAACTTCACCATCACTGTGATTGTGGGCAGGGTTGCTGAGAGGGTTGCACAGCAACGCTTGAACGCTTACGCCTCCACAGGGACCGGTGGGATCAAGGCTGCCCTACAGTCGGACAAGACCCTTGGCGGTCACGCTTTTGATGTGAAGCTTCAAGAGATGACTAACATTGGTGCGATAACATTAGGGGAGCAACAATACTTGGCAGCAGAGTTTGCAGCCATAGTTTACGCAGACTAAGGAGACTAAAGTGGCGAAGTTTTCGGCTACTGATTTTGACATTTCGATTGCAGGCCAAGATTTCAGCGACAGCCTTGCCGCTGTAACCCTTGACATCTCACGCGAACAGCTTGAGGTCACAAGCTTCGGCAACACTGCGCGCCGCTACATTGCAGGTTTGCAGGATGCCAGCGTTACCTTCTCATTCCACCAGGACTTTGCGGCAGGATCTGTTGACCAGACCTTATGGACCAACTTGGGTGGCACTGTCGCTGTTGTAATCAAGCCCACTGGTGGCTCGGTCACTTCCAGCAATCCCAGCTATGCCTTCAACGCGCTCATTGTCCAGACGACCCC